ACGTGGCGGCGGAGCCACCCGCTGAGCCGGCGGCACCCGTACCGATAAAGATGCCGACGATGGGCGAACTCATCGAGGAGGCCATGCAGACGGGTCTCATCCCGACGTACACGGGCGAAGGCGAACTGCGCCGTCGTTTGACCCCAGAGGAGCAGCGGCAGGGCGTCGGCTACGCCCAAAAGTACGCTGATCCCTTCCCTGTCATGCGCCAGTACACGGGCGTCGCCGAGATAGAGGCACAGCGCAGAATGGCCCGCGCCCTCCTTACTGGCCCCGGAGGTGGACCAGCCACCTACCCCTATCAGGGAGCATACGAGGCTGAGTTCCAAGGCCCCGAAGGCAGAGCAAACTGGAAAGCGCGCCAGGCTCGTATCGCCGCCAACTTTCCAGACCTCGTGCCTCCCGCAGCCGCAAAACCTGTGGCCTATCCCGGAACGCGAGCGCCTATCGAGCTACCACAGGCTGAGAAGCCACCGCCCAAGAAACGGCAGCGGGTGAACCTAGCAGGCGAAACCGTCTACTACTAGCAGGATGGCCTATGATTGACAACCCTTTCCGAAACGCCTATATTTCCAGGTAAGGAGACCGTTGAAGCATGGTCACAGAAACAACCGAAGTTCCGATGGGGACGACGCCGACTTCCGAGGGCGAGCCGGTCGCTTCCGAGACTACACAGGAGCCGACCGTAGCGAGGCCACAGGAGACGGCTGAGAAGCCAGAGGGGACTGAGGACTACATCGACGATCTCAAGGGAAGGCTAGGGCCAGATGGCCTACAGGCTTTGGCCGACAGGCTTGGCCTGAAGCCAGCCGAGAGTGCGCGTGACGAAGCCGAGTTCGAGAAGGCTGTGCGCCGCAAGGCCCAGAGCCTTCGGGACCAGGAGCGTGCGCGCCAACTCGAAACGGAGGCCCGCGCCAGGAAAGCGACCGACGCTAAGGCATCGATCCGCGACCTTGCCGAGAAGGGAACGGAGATACCGGACTCCCTGCTCGATAAGTTCGCCGATGCCTACGCCATTGACCGCTTCTATCCTGCCGTGCGGGACGCCAGAGACGAAGCCATACGCAAGGCTCCCCACTATGAGGACTTGCCGGACACGGTGAAGTTCTCGCTTGCGGAGGAGCCGGCGGAGGTAGGTGACGGACTCGCCGCCAACTTCCGTGCGTATGGAGAGGCCGTCTGGGAACTCGCCACGGCGGAGGCCAAGAAGGGCATGGAGCCCAGCATCAAGGCCCGTGAGAAGGCGGCCTACGAGGCTGGTCGCACGGAAGTCCTGAAGACTGCGCGGGGCGAGGTTCCGCCGCCGACAGGCGCGGGTGCGCCTAGTGTCGGTGTGAGTTGGGAAGCCTTCAGCGCCCTGCCCGTTGAGGAGAGGGCGAAGCTTTCAGACGAAGACCGACGCCGAATGTACGAAGAATACGGAAAGCGGATGAGCCGCTGAGGAGAAACTTAAATGGCGAACATCTTAGGTGGTAGTTCCGACGTAACCACGACGACTGCCGCCGTTTACCTGAAGCAGCACTACGCTGCAGAAGCGCAACTGGCGGCTAGAAAGTCACAGGTCTTGGCTGGCACGCTGGACACCTCATATAGCGAGGTGATGTCCTCGGGCCGAGCCCTAAAGATTCCCCACGTCGTCAACATGGCGGTCACGGCGAAGGCCGACAACACGATCATCATCCCCGACTACCCCTCGCCGACCGACCAGGACATCACCGTGTCCAGCTACTACTACACGGCGATGTACGTTCCTTCCATCGTCCAAGTTCAGAACGACTACGACTACATCCAGCTCTACGGTGGCCAGATCGGTTACGCCCTTCAGGGCCAGATTGAGACCGATTGTGCCAGCCTGCCGGACGGCCTCTCGGACTCTGTAGGGACATTCGGCATCGAACTGACGATGGACGACTGGGAGACGGCTTGGCAGAAGCTCCAGATCGGCCTCGCGCCGAGCAACGACCGCTTCGCTTGGCTGTCCTCGGCGGCCGTGTCGGCTATCCGCAAGCTAGGGACTCCGATTAGCGCCGACTTCACGCGGAGCAACCTTGCGGCCCTGGACAACGCCACCATCGGCACGTTCCTTGGCTTCACGGTGGTTGAGTCCCAGTACCTTGAGTCACCTGCGACCGGCCAGCACGACTGCGGCGTTCACCAGCGCCAGCAGTACATCCTGATCCGGCAGAAGGAGCCGACGGTCGAGCGAGACCGGATGCTCGGTGACATCGCTGACCTCATCGTGGGCTGGGAACTCTACGTCACTGCCGAGCGGGAGATCATCCCAGAGACCGCCGTTGCCACTGGCGTCGAGACCCCCGACGACATGTGGGGTTGCTGGCTGAAAACGGTATAGGAGGAGTTCGTGAAGGCAACAAACGTTAAGATCGGCGAGTGCTCGCTTGGCATGGTCTACCTCTTCCACTTCGTCGGTTCCCCCGACGATGCCGGTAACTTCAAGGACAGTTACTACGAGGTGCGGGCCGGTGCCCAACATCTCGGCATCAGGAAGACAAAGGCCGCTGCCCTGGCCATCGCCGAGGCCCTGTGTAAGTGACGGACTACGTAGCCAGGAGAAACGCGCCGTCGATAACCATCCCCACGCCTGGCGGCCCGCTGGTGCGCTCGGTGCCATCGCTGGGATGGCAGAAGGTGAGGATCAAGGCGACGATACCCGTGGACGCTGATATGCCGACAGAGAGGCGGAAGGACTACCTCTATCGGGCGACGCAGCAGTTCATCCGTGAGGAGGAACACCTACGGGGCGTGCGTTTCGCTGGGGAGATTGAGTTGAAGGGGCCGCGTCCTCACCTTGACGTACATCCGCCTGACGTTCAGGTGGGTGACAGGGGCGGGACGCGGCTCAAGGCCCGCAGCATCGCGGCAGACGCCTCAGACAACGGTAAGGAAGCCTACGACATCTGGGGCACGTTCTGGATTCGTGAGTACATAGCGGAAATCAGGACGGACCTGGCCGAGGACATGTTCAGGAAGCGTGTCCCCGGCGTCCGTCCAACGAGAGCGAGGGATTACCCGTGGTTTCAACAGTAGACGAGAAGCCCATCCCTGTTCCGGTGCCGGCTGAATGGATGGGTCAACGCCCTTCGACGGCGCAGAACAGGAACATCAACCCGATCTACTGGCAGAAAGGCGATGGCTGGATCATCACTGGTCCCGGAGACAGCACAGGCCGAACGGTGGCGGAAGAAGGGCCGCACTCCGCTGTTGGAGTACAGCCTCACCGACCGGACCAACCCAAAGAGCGGCCTGCGTGAGACGATAGAGGGGAATGCCGACCGACTTGCCACAGAGTACCGTTACTACTGGCTGTTCAAGAACGGCGGCGCTCACCTGTTCACCATCGAGCAGATCGTGGCCCACCACTGGCACATCCAGCCGCCCTACGGTCTCCCGCTCTCAGTCTTCCCACAACTGGAAGAGTACGACGTTCCGAAGCCATATTGGTGTGCGGCCTGTCCTGGCAAGAGCAACCCGATGAACTCGGAGGAAGAACTCTTGACGCACGCCATGATCACGCACCGCATGACCTTGGTGCAGGCCCGTGACCTGATCCCGTTCGCCCAGTTGGCCCCAAAGGATCGGGGGCCGAGGCTTGCTATCCGCAAGAAGGTCAAGGCGATTGAGGCGCAGGCGGAGGAGCGCGACCGTGTTCCCGGCCCAACGCCGAAGCGGATCGTGGTGTGTGAGTGCGGCGCACCGTTCAGCAACGGCCTTGAGAAGTACCGACACCAGAAGAAGGGCGAATGCCCTAGCGCCAGCGTCCCGGCGACTGAGGGGACGTAGGAGGTAAGAAATGGGACTGCCAGCGATAGGCAGGTTTAGTGCCCCGCAATCGATCCGGCAACTCACGCGGGGCCGTGGCTGGAACTCGGAACTGACTGGATTCCTGCTGCCCTTCGCCCGCCAGGACTTCGTGTACTTTGAGGATGACTTCCTGGCCGACACGCTGGATGCAACGTTCTGGGCCGTGTCCTCAACGGCTGCGGCGACAGCCATCACCGACTTCGCTCAGGGGGCGCTGGAGAGCGGCACGATCAGGGGCGACACCGGCACTGACGACAACGCCCAGATCGCCATCTACTGGGCAGGGTGCGGCGTTTTCATGGACGCAGCCCGTAACCCAGGAACCGAGATCAGGTTCAAGACAGACGTAATTACGTCGTGGGACTGTGAGATTCTACTCTCGGACGCGAAATCGGATGAGGCGGTTACTTCTGTTGACCCTGATGCCCCAGTAGCCGAAAACGGCGTGA